ATATCATAGGTGCTTTTGCTGATCAGCCAGAGCAGGTAGGTGATCAGATCGCGCTGCGATTTGTAGTTGATATGCCAGCCGGCTCCGTTCGCCTCAGCCCGCTCGATTTCAGTCCGCCCAGTCTGCGACGTCATGACCGCGCCGGTTGCCAGAGATCGCAGGCGCGGTGCCACATAACTGCCCTCAAACATCGCGTAATACATGCGATCTCGAATAGTGCCATTTGCGTTAGTAAACGCATCAGCGCGGTAATCCGGGTCATACTGCACGTTAGAAAAGATGATATACTCGTAACTCTCATCTTCATACTGCTTCAGCCATAAGCGCTTAAACTCAGCCATTGCGTTAAGACCGCTAGAAGCCGAACTAATGCTACTGTCTATGCCGTCGATAGTTTTGGTCTGGTCGTTCGGGTCGAGCACTTCGACCACGGTTCCTGCGGCATCAAGCATAACTGGGCGGTTTATGGCATCGCAAAAAGGCTTCCAGTCGCCATATTCAAACTCGCCGCTTGTGTAGTTCATTGCGGCAGGATCCATGCCTACGGCATCATATAGATACGTTACACGCGCGTCTGGGTCGGCTTCGGCTTTTTCAATTCTTATGCCCCATCTCTTTGGGTTAAAGCCGTTAATCATAGCCATCATATCAAGCAAGTCACCGTCCTCGGTGTCGTATGCTGCGGCAGATACCTTTGCCGCGCCAACGTTGCCGGTAACGTCGATGTCGCCGGTGAATGAGGCGTTGATCGTGTCAACACGAGCTGCCAACGAGCTTGTAGCAACGTAATCGGTAGCTGTAGCAACGGCCATCGTGCCGAGTTCAAGAGCAGCGCGGCCAGTTGCAGGCGTTACGTTGCTCAGGTTCTTGCGAGCTGCGCCGGGGTCGTGATTGCCAAACGATACCGGCGCCTGTGCGTGTGCAGCATACGCTATCAGCCATAGGGCGACAACGATCAGTATTAGTCTGCGATTCATTAGTAGCCCCCTTCCGTCACGCTTATGCTCACAGCTTCGGAAGCTATAAGGCTTACGCTAACACTGTCAGGCACTTCGATATACAAGCTATCTACGGCGAACAAACCGGCCGAGAGCGTCGCAGATGCGTTAAAAGCAACCCAAAATTCAGAATCGGCGGTATGGCTTTTGAGTGCTATAAAGCGCCTTGAGCCGGTGATGTTGGTAGCAATATCCTGCGCGGTATTGGCTACTAGCGTCACAGTCTGCGTTTCCCATTCTGTAATCGGCACGATTGTGGTTTCCATTGTGATGTTGCCGATGGTCACTTCTGCGTCAGTTATAAGCGCCCCTGTATCTTGGTCAACAGCTATAGGCCGCCAGGTGGCGGAAGCATTATCCCAACCAGAGATCGCACCAGTTCCTTTACGAACCTGGTCAGAGGTAGGCCAAGCGAAAACCGTCATGGCCACGGAGATAAGAAACAATACAAGAACGTGTGTCAATGTTAGTTTTCGCATGGCTTTTCCCCTTATTCTGCGGACTGTTTAAAAATCTGAACAGTGAATGAACAAGCGTCAATACCGCCGAAAATAATGTCTGGCTCTTTGTAGTAAACTTTTTCCCACACTTCGCCAATTCCAAGTTCGCCAGAAGTGTAAGTAGATACCTGAGAACCGTGGGTAGACGGCAAGAACGGATCTTCGGCTACGGTAGAAGCTATACCAACTGCGTTAGTTGAATATTCTTTAAATCGGATCTTACCGGCTTCGGTATTAAGGTTCTGAACTCTGAGAAGCAGCGGTGCCTTAATGTCACCAAGATATGCAACGGCGGCTGTGCCAGTTGAAGTGACATCATTTGGTGCTGCGTGGACAGTAGAAGCATTTGAATAATTGGTTGAACGAACCAAATTGTCGAAAGTATTTACGCGCAGAGTTTCCATGATGGACTGTCGCAGGGACAGTATTCGATCCCCCTGTGCAAATACGGGAACAGAAAGAACTACGAGAAGCAGGACTACGAGAAGTTTCTTCATTGGTTTTCTCCTATGTAAATTAGGACGGTAATATCATACCACAAATCTACCATGAATCGGAAGCAATCCTTATCCATGTGTCTGTCGAGACACAAAGATACAGGTAGTTGGCATCGTATGACACCAAGCCGGCTGTGCCAGAGGACGCAGCAGCGATAGGAACAGTAGATGTGGCCGGGAGGTAAGAAAGGCTGGTTATGAGTGTATTAACCTGGCCGAGGTTGGTTGCGCCTGTATCAACCGTGGCTGTCGCAACTCTCAAGTCCGTAAAGGTAACAGTGGTAGAAGCATTTGAACCATCTATCTTCATCAGCTCTGTGCCAGATGCAGTTACTATGCCAGGAACGGCAAAGGTTACATCCGCATTAGAGCCATCTGTCAGAGTGTAAGAAGCCAACTGGCTCAAGTTCACCGCGTCGGTGGGATCAGACGCATTGGCTACGCTGGTGATAATAGTGTCATCAACATCTAGGTTACTGATAACCGCAGATGAGGCAACTTCCAAGTCATTGATAGCCGCGTCATCGGCAGTGAGATTGGTTACAATCAAATTGGTCTGAGTGAGGGTATCGCCAAAGGGGTTCTCGTCGTTGTCGATAAGAGTCTGGACAGAATTTATTTCGACCTGATCGGCGGTGAAAACAGTATTCCCAAACTCATCTTTGATAACAAACTTATAAACCCCAGAGCCGTAGGCTATCAGACGGCCATCGGTATCTAACGTGGCCGGGTTGTCTAACGCGGTGGCAAGAGTGCGGTTAGAATAAATAGCCTTTGGTGTAGTGGTGCCAGCGGCATAGGAATAAACCAATCCGCCGGAGACAGACCCCTGTAGACGAGTCACCCCAGAGATAAGAAACTCAATGGCAGCCCCGTTGGAGGCAAAAGCTGGTAGTGCCACAAGAATAAGAAGGATCAATAACAGGGCGTTACGAAACATTCGTCCACCTCGCTTTCGTTGGTTCTGGAAGCCTTGGCAAATTCGTATCGTGCTTTCTGGCCAAGGATGTTCAGCCGGTCAAGACCTATGTTATAGAAGAAGCCGAGTTCAACCGCCAGGGCGTAATAAAGCGCCGGAACCCATTGTGCAGGTAAGGTCATAGAATCCAATTTGTCGGGGGCGCCCGGCCTACAAACAAGGTAATACAGCAGCCGCGCACTTTCCTGGTCATTCGCTGGCCAGATGTGTATGGCTGAACCTTCTGCCGATTTTATGACACTTATCTTCTCAGGCAGCCCAAAAGAATCCATAGGCAAGCGCAAAAAGTCTAGGTGTGGTATCTTCTTGACATCATATACTTCTCCGGCGTGTTGGACTTTAACCGCCAATACATCTTCGTCCACATTTGGATTTAAGTTGTATGTTCGGTTAGGTCCATACTGAAACCCGGCGTTCCACGCCCCCGGTGTGGGTGTGTAATCACCGACAGAGGCCGATACCCAATAGTCTCCCCATTTTTCGCCTGATCCGGGTTTGTTATCTGCGGCGGCGATATGATCCTGGTAGCATTTGTATACCTGCCCGGCTTCAGTAACAAAATCGCACACAGGCACATTTATCTCGGTATTAGTTAAATCCCAAAGGTGAACCCCGCGAGTGGTTGCCCAATCAGACAGGATATTACCAAGCATCTTCACCGCGTTATTCAAATCCTCATTGGAGGGCTTGTCGCCGCGTCCGGCCATGGTCATAGCCGTGGTGCAGACTTCTTCTACAGAATACATAAGTGGTGCCTCCAGTTATGGAAAAGGGGCAGCATAGAGCTGCCCCAATTCGGTTAAGTTACGCGATTAGCGGCAGGCGTCAGATACGATGTATTCACAGAATACAACGACCTTGGCCTGTACCAAGTCGGCTTCAGTGCAAGTGATACGGAGAGTATCGTCGGCGGCAAGAACCTTGGAGGCGGTCAGGGCAGTCATAGTAACTGCGTTGGCATCTCCAAGAACGGCAGCAGCCTGGATAGCCAGCGAGGCATCAGCAACGCCAACAGCGAGTTTGGCCGTAGCATCGGTATTGATGGTCTTGGTGATCCAGCCTGCGCGGATAGGAACCGCGCCCTTTGGCAGACGAAGAACGTCCATGGTGCCATCAGCGGCCAGGGTTTCGAGAGTGAAGTCAATTTCTTTCTCGAAGTAGCAGACATCAGTGCCGAGGCGCTGACCTGCAGGAAGGTTCAGGAAGGTTTTTGAGTTTCCCATTGTTTATTTCTCCCTTATGCCAGGTTAGTGGTTCTGCCGGTGGCACGAGTGTCGGCCACGATCAGAGCCATTGAACCGAAGTCATTGCTATTGAACTGAGGTTTGCCAACCTGTGCAGTCATTCTCCAGCAGTAACCCTTGAATTCTTCGTAGTCTTCATCTTCTTCTACGATAGAAGGTCTTTCACCCCAAGCCCAGCACAGTGCTGATGCGCCCATGAGAACGCACTTAGAGTAAGGAACCTCGCCACCGGGACCACCGTTGCTGAACACAGGAACATTCTCATGTTCGTGAATAACAACGCCGTCCCAGATACCGAGCATGCCGGTGAAAAGAGGATTGTTGGAACCGCGTTCTGCGGCATCTTTGGTGGCGGCCATGAAGGTGGTGTCGTACTTGAGATCAACAGCAACGTCCGGGCTTACCAGAAGAACAAGGTATTTCTTGCCATCAACCATAACTGGCTGAATCGGAGTTTTACCAGAACCACGCTGGGTCGTGGCAATAGCTTTCATCTTACTGATGAGTTCAGGGGTGATTACGTCACCAACTGCCAGATCAGTGAAAATGCCAGTAGCGTCACCACCGTAGATGGTAGAAGTCGGGCTTTCTACGAGAGCATCCATGCACTTCTGGTCGATCAGTTCGCCACCCCATACAGTCAAGGCATTGCGGATTTCGGTTGGGATGTCCCCAACGAAGCGCTGGCGGGTGAGAGCACCATCATCCATAACTGCGTAGCGGAACCTGTCGAGGGTCAGCTGCCAGGTGTAGAAAGTGAGCTTGTCTTCTTTGCCCTTCATAGTCGCGTTGCCGGTGATCGGGTCGCCGGTCAGACGAATGCGAAGACCAAAGGTCATGGTTTCACCCTTTGCTTTGGTGAAATCGGTTTTTTCAAATACTGGCATGTCGCCGCGAGCCGAGAAGAAGCGTGTGAAATACGCCGACTTCTTCTGCTCAAGAAACAGTTGTCTCTGTACGATTACGGGCGCTAAAGCATGACCCGTGGCAATTGCGGTATGAGCCATTGTCTAAACTCCTTAAAGTTCTTTTTCAAGTTCCTGTAGTTCCTCAAGAGTCATTTTATCAATGTCTACCTGAGTGAGATTGTTGAGTCGTTTACCTGAAGTTTTTGTTGTAGCTGGGCCATTGGAAACCTGGCTCTTGGCCCCACCAAACTTGGACGCATTGTCCACGATCTTCGCGGTCCCGGCTTCGTATTTTGCTATCTTCTTTTCCAGGTCCGCAATGCGTGTGGCCATTTCGGCTCGTTTTGCAAGCTGGATAACAAGGGGTGCCATGAATACGGTGTGAGGACTTTGCTCAAACTGTGAAATCATTTCCTGTGGTGCGCCATCGGATTTGAGAACTTCAACGATACCAGGTGTTACATCGCTGAGATTCGGCACGAACTGTTCGATGATACGCTGATTTTGTGCGTACATCTCATTTGAACTCTCGGCCTTGTGTTCTGCTTCCAAAGCATCACGCTTTTTGGCGCGTTCCACTGCGCGCTGAATAGCTTCCTTCGGGTTGTCGAGAAGGGCAGACTCATCAATAGTTTCATCTTCGGCGTCGAGTTCAGCACGTTGCTTTTCCCGAAGCTGTTTCCGAAGTAAACCTACCTCAGCATTGCGCTGGTTGATAAAGTCATCCTTATCTTTCAACCGCTTTTCCAACAACTCCAGGCGCTTTTCAACGTCGGACTTTTCCGGCGCCTGTTCTTCCTCGGGAACCTCTGCCGCTACTTCTTTTGCCGGCTGTTCCCCGCTATCGTCCGGGGTAGCAACTTCCAGCAGCATGCTTTCCAATTCTTCCGGGGAAGAAGCATTGTCGATCATTGTCAGCTTATCAGCCTGTACGTCCATAGTTTTCTCCTGTCGAGTATGGTTGTGTGGTATCTTTACCACAGTATAGCCTTAAAGGTCGGTCGGTGTCAAGATTGACGTTTAGATTGTGCCGCGATAACAGTTTTCTGTATTTCCGTATCATGCTTCTTCTGCTCTGACTCCGCCTGCTGCTGCATAGACTGTTCGAGTATCTGCATGATTCGGGCTTTGTTCGGGATTGGTGCAAGTTCGATGAACAGCTGCGGTGGCAGTTGCACACCCTTGCTTGCCAATTCCATCATCATGTCGAAGTTCGCCAGCTGTGCGGTCGGACTCTGGCCGGTTTCGCCAATGGTTACGTCGTAGTGAGTCAGGTCGGAGTCCTTCAGCTTGGTTTCGATCTGCTGGTAAAGCTGTACATCATAAGGGTCAACTTCCTGGTTGTCCCCCATGTAAATCTTTTCCAACTTCGCCTGGTCAAAGAACAATCGCGCGATCCTGTCGGCGGTATAAAGCTGCTGAATCCACAGTAATATTTCCCTGCCGAGTCTTCGCTTAACCTGACTCATATTGTCGAACAGATATTCATTACCCATCAAGCCCTGCTGCATGCGGTGGGCCATGGCCGAGCCAGACTGATACTGGTTGCCAATGCCCAACATTTCGGAGTTCACATTGCTTGTTTCACGGAAAGACTGCAGGCTGTTTAACTCCAGCTGAACAATCGCAGGTTCAACGCGGGAACTCTCTATCTTATGTGGCAGCTGCTCCATGTCAGGAACATCTATCACGAAGCCCGGAGTAGAGACAGTTTCCTTAAACTTCTTTCGTTCCTGCGCGGAACCAAAGGCGTTCTTAGGAACCAGCCAGCCATTGTTGATACTGGTATTAACAATGTCGATGATCTGTGAACGGCGTTTGTTTATTTCAAGCTGAGGATCTTTAATCCTCTCAACCTTACCTTCAAACCTGGCCCCACGTTTGTAAGCATAAACCGGGAACACAGAGAAGTTCGGGCCGGCACATTCCGGCGCGATAGGTCTTTCTACATAGGCATCTTCCACCAGAACGTCGCCACACATAACAGTCTTACGGATCTTATGCAGCTTACGCTCCAGAGTTCTTAGGCTCATCTTCTTGAGCTGGGTGCGGAACTTAACCGGCAAGTCTGCGTCAGACACAGTGAACCCGCTCATCGGGTCTATATGAACTTTCAGTCTGTAATAAACCTTCTCTTCTATCTCTACCAACCTCATCTCTCTGCTCTTCCTGTCGGCAAAGAGGGCGCTGGTGAGGGGTGTGCCAAGATCAGAAAGGTCATCTGTCCCGGCTATGAACTGCTCAAAACGCCCAAACATTTTGGAAATGTCCTCAATATTGTCAGGGAACATATTCTCCAGCATATCCTGGGACAACCATTTCCACCTGCAGAAATACTCGCAGTCTTCCAGGTCTTTACGCTGGTGTGGGCCAAAGACAATGGCATCCCATTGGGTGTGCCTGATCTTCAACTGGCCGCGAAGATCAACGTCGAAGTCCGGGTAAACCTCAAAAATCCCCCGGCCCGGAACGATAGCATCTTCAAAAACTTCTACTTCTTCTGACTCGATGCAGTTGGTCTGCATTATATGCTTCAGCACATAAGTCAGCACGTTGGCTATATCAGCATCACCGGATTCTTTCGGGAAACAACGAAGATCCGATCTGTTCCTGCGATACATGCCAGACAGAGTTTCGACCATTGGTGCTACATGGTTGATGGTCAGGCAGGCCCGCTTCTTGGCTATGAGGTTATTCTTAACTTCATCGGGCCACTGATCCCCTTCCCTAAACTTCACCGACTCTCTCCCGGCCTCGATGGACTCCTGTTCCATGTCCCAAGCCTGCTGGAACAAATCAGCTTTCTCGGCCACAATATCTTCCTCGGTCTTATCCTTAAAATCAGGAGCAACGTCAGGAATATCGTACATGTCCGGGGTATAGGCGGTAATCGGGTGGGTGTGATTCTCCGCTGGCCCTACAATTACCTGGCCTGAGCCAGGATCTACAGACACCGGATGCACATGCCCTTCGGCGCTGCCACATTCAGCTGTCTGCTGTGTTATGTAAACCAGGTGTTCGTGATCGACACCAAGTCCTACTCCGGCTACAAATAACATTTCATACCTCCAACCAGCTTAGTCTGGAACTACATTGTAGCCTTTTCGACCGTACGCGGTCAAGCGGCTCCCGCTCTTTTGGTTCTTCCTTCGGTTTAACGTATGCCTTATCCGCCACCATCATGGTCAGCATCAAGGCATCGCCTTTATTCGGAGAGGGCATGCTTCTCTTACGCATGTCCTGCTTGCTCTCAATCTTCACCTTGCCGTTGTCCCGAACTTCAAACTTAATGCTTGAAAGCTCTGAGATCAATTCTTCGTCCGGGCACTCAAACAATGAAATCTGATTCCGCTCAAACTTCTCCCTGAGTTGCCACCACAGCTCATCCCTGAGCAGAGAGTATTTCCCCGGCTTTCTGGAAGCCTTAGACACGTTCACAGCATACACGTTGGGTATTCCCTGCCGGTTCAACTCATCAACGACTCCTATGCCCAAGCCAACAGCATCAACATATATGGCCTGGGGTTGCCAATCAGCCGCCCTCATT